CTTGAGGCATCGCTCGCTAGTTTGTCTCAGAAGTACACACCTTCCATGAACCCTCCCATTGTGAGCCCACCCCCCAAGTTTTTCACACCTTCGTCTGAGCTCACTCACCCCAATCCCCCTCCGCAACCTGTGCCGCCCATTATTGGCATCGGTTATGCGAAGGGCAACACGCGCAAGTATAAGGCGCGTGATCAGATGTTGCAGACTGCTGCCTCTGATGATGAGATTGTGAAGTGGTTGTACAACAAAGCGTCTAGTGCTGAGGCTAACAACACTTTCACCACTCGTATGCTCAAGTTCATGAAGCGCACGAAGTCGATCTATATCTACGACACTGACACAAAGATTATGACTTGTGATGGTAGACAGATCCACGCCAGCACTTTGTGGCGTGAGATGGTTTGCGAACCCCCTCCCGCAGCCATTGATTTGAAGGTTCCTCCATCCCTCTGGACACCCGCTTTGCTTGAAGAGTTCAAGGGCAAGCGCTTCACCATCAAGGGTCGCTGTTGCATGTATGACAATTACTGCTACAGGCACGCTTATGCTCCTTGCCAAGCGTGGGATGACGACGCCGAGGAGATGGGCCACACCGGGTTTGCCCATTGGGTTACTCACAACCCTGACTTGGCTGCGCCCCAGATGCCCTATTTTGCGTTCCTTGCTGGTTTGTATGCAGCCAGTGAGGATAGCCCTCTTGCCATTGCTGTGAAAAGCTTTGTGTACACTATGGGTGCTATAACCACTGGCTTGTTTGTTGTCAACCTCATTTCCATGGTTGTTGGCAGTTTCGGTCGCCCCTATGGCCGAGAACAAGCTGCATACACTAACACTGGTCTTAAGACTGCCCGTCGCACCACTGAGGCTGTTTTGCCTGCTATTCGTTTTGGTGGTGCAAAGGATCAAGCCAAAGATGATGTACCCACTGACCTGCCCCAAGGTTTGTCGCACCAATTCATCTTGCGCAAGTTTCGTGACAATATTGTCCCCATTCAAGTCACTGAACCTGTTGGCAAGATGTCATTGTCCATGACTCGCATTGTTGGTAACATTGCAGTCACGGTCAAGCACGTTTTTGTCAAAGGCGCAACGTCTATGGCCATTGGTGGTCTCCTTGGCGTGAAGTACCCGTTACGTTTCATTGCTGACCCTAGCAATCTTGAGGAGAACTCAGTGTTCATCCAGGTCTG